CAGATGGATTGTGTGGCGGGGGAAGTTTCGGCAATGGGCGCGTCGGTTTCGACGACGGCCGCTGGGCCGGATCGGGTGCCTGGCGCGGGTGCCGAGACGGCTTCAGCGGATGCGGAATCCGCTGTGCGTTTCGGTTTTCCCTGCGTAAATGCGGCCTTGACTGCGCCATGTCACACTTCTTGCCACACTTCGACCGGGCAGGGTGCTGACCTGGGCGGCGCGGTCGCGGTGGTTTTGAACGAGGGGGGGCGGGGGTCGGTCGCGACGACGGCCGGCGTCCCTATAATCGGATTCGAGGTCACAGAAAATTTTGTCAATGTCCATGCCGCCGCGTTCACCGATGCAGGCCAGTTGCTGGCGCGCGAGATCCGCACCGGAGCCATCGTGCTGGTGCAGGTGGCGGCTGGGCTGGATTGCTCGACGCTTGCGCTTCCGGCTGTTTTGGCCTGCCGCAAAAAAAAGGGCGGCGCGCTGGTGTTTGAAGGACCGGTGCCGGAGTGGAAATGCCCGCAGTGCTGGCTTGCTCATCCGCGCGATTGCATGGAGCAGCCTTGTGGCTGGCAGGACAAACCCAAAAAAAAGGGGGGCGCGGCATGAGCACGGCCACCGTCAGCCTTTGGGACACCGCACCGGCCACCGCGGCCGTGCGTGAGCGTCCCGTGCACGAGCTGCTGCACCAGCGCTCCAAGCTGGACGAATGGAGCGAGCAGATCCGCGTCATCCGCGATTTGCTGCCCGATCCCGATGTGAGCCCGACTGAGCGCTTGGCGCTCAGCATGGAGCTCGCCGTCGCCAAATGCGGCGCACTGGCCTGTGCCAACGCCATCACCGCCTGCGAGGAGCGCATGCGCCAGCAGCACGCCCGCATGCAGCGCACCCATGGTCATTTGCTTTGAATTTTCCCCATGAACGACAACGACTCCCCAACTGACTCCTCACCGCCTGAGTTCACCATTCAGGTGCTCCGGCACAAACCGAATGCGCAGACCCGCGTGCTTGAGCCTTGGCCCATGGCCACGATCAACATCACGCAGGCAGGCACCGTCTGCTTCTCTGGCGATGCCAGCAAAAGCTACGGCCCCATGCAGCAAGCCTTTGAGGCCACCGTCACCGCCTTTGCCCAGGCCGCGGCCAAGATCATCGAGCGGCAAATCATTGTCAAAGCCGACAAAACTCTATGAGCCATGAAACTCACCGCCTGGGTGCGCGAATCCGCCGCCAATCTCCGCGTCAAGCCGACCACGCTCTGGCGCACCCTGTATCGGCAACGGCTCCCGTGGCCGGCCATGATCAAAAAAAACCGGCGCGTGTTCGACGTGCTGGATCCGCCGCTGTTCCCGTCGTGCGTGCCATCTGGCGTGATGCCACGGGCACGCGCGTCCGCCTCACCTACGTCACCCGCGGCACCGTCGATTACCAAAACCTCGACACCGGCGGCCATGGCGTCATGAGCCGCGCTTGGCTCGAGAAACACTTCACCCCCCTGCCCTGATGCACAAGTATTGGAGACACATCGGCGATTACGCCAAGGACACTCGGCACCTCTCCATCCTGGAGCACGGCGCTTTCACCCTCATGCTCGACTGGTGCTATGCCTCCGAAAAGCCGCTGCCCGAGGATGAAAAGGTGCTTTTCCGGCTCTGTGGAGCCTTCGACAAGGCCGAACAGAAGGCCGTGCTGGCTGTTCGCGATGAATTTTTCACTCGTGAGGAGTCCGGCTGGACACAGAAACGCGTGCTCGAAGAGATCGCCGACTTCCGCGACAAGCAGGCCAAAGCCAAGAAGGCAGCGGACGAAAGTTGGAAAAGCAGGCGCAATGCGGACGCAATGCAGACGCATTGCGAACGCATCCAAAATGCAGGGTCCAATGCAATGCCTCGCGCGCACGTTCCAACAACCAACAACCAACAACCAGCAACCAATCTACTCTTGCTCGCACCTCACGGTGCTGAGCCGACGGCCGATGATCCCGAAGGCTCCGCCGCAGCCACCCCAGAAGGTTCTGGCGAAAAAAAGAAAAGGGGGGCGGCGGTGGAAGACTTGGCCTGGGCACCGGACACGGGTTGGACGGGCTTCACGGACACGCTCATGGACGAGCTGGCTGGCGCTTACCCGGCCTGCGACATCCGGCGGCAGATGCTTGCCATGGAGCAGTGGTTGAAGGCAAACAAGGCCAAGGCTCGCAAGAGCAATTGGCGGAAGTTCGTCACCAACTGGCTCGCCAAGGAGCAGGATCGCGGTGGTGATCTGCGCGGCAAGACACCCTTCCAAGCCTTCTCGGATAGCTTTGGCGCGAAAAAAGAAGCGCCGCCGCTCACGGTGGAGCTTCCGCCGGACGGCTATGAGCAGGCCATGACCGCCCTTTGGGGTGATGGCTGGGAGGGCACCGTGCCCGGCTGGCCGCAAATGGTCGCCAGTGACAAAGCACAGGTCCGCCGCTGGCTCGCTCAGCATGGGAAGGAGGCCGCATGAGTGATCAACCTGCCAAAGACCGCGCCGTGACCACCGAAGAGCGGCTGGCCAAAATCAACCGCGCCCTTCCCTTCTCCGATGAGGCAGAAAAAGGGCTGCTGTCTTGCCTCATGCAAGATCCGGAACGCATCGCCGAAGTGCGTGCCAAGCTCCCGTGTGAGGCGTTTTACCACGCGGGCAACCGCACCTTGTTCGAGGTCATGCTGGAGATGCTGGATAAAAACCTGCCGGTGGAGCCGGTGTCTCTGACACACCGGCTGCGTGATCAGGAAAAGCTCGAGCGAGTGGGCGGCGCTGCGCACGTGAGCGAACTTTACGATTTCACACCGATCGCCGCGCATTATCCGCATTACGTGCAGATCATGCGTGAGAAATGGGCGCTGCGGCAGACCATTCACGCCTGCGCCGAAAGCATCGACGAGTGCTTGCATCACGGCACGGAAACGAATGACGAAGACATTACGGCCGTGGTCGGTCGCGCGGAGAGCCGCGTGTTTGAATGCGTGCAGGCGCTGCAAGCCTCCGGCGAGTATTCCACCGGCCCCGTGCACGCGCGGCGCGGCGTCATTGATTGGGTCGAACGCACGGAGCAGACCATTGCCAACCGCGGCAAGATCATGGGCCTCGAAACCGGCATCTTGGAGCTCGATCAAACCGTGCACGGACTCGATGATGCACAGGGCGAAATCGTCGTCATCGCGGGCCGTCCCGGCCAGGGCAAGACCGCCATGGCGACCACGCTCATCCACAACCTCGCCGTCGAGCGCAACGTGCCCGGGCTCGTGTTCTCCGCCGAAATGAGCAGCGTGCAGCTTTACGACCGCATCATTCTCGGCGGTGCCAGCATTGATACCAGCAAAGCCATCACCGGCATGTTCTCCCGCGCCGATCAGGACGCCATGCAGGGGAAGGTGCGCCAGGTGCAAACCGCGCCGTTGCTCATCTCCGACGGCTCCGCCATCTCCACCGCCGACATCCGCAGCCAAGTGCAAGTCGCCAAACGCCAGCACGGCATCCGCTGGATCGTCGTGGATCACCTGCACCTGATCAAAGCCGTCAGCAAGCGCGGCCTCAAAGACGAGCGCGAGGCACTGGTCGAGGTCATGGAGACGCTGCAATTCGTCAAGAAGTTCTACAAGCTCACCGTGCTCCTCATGGTGCAGCTCAACCGCGAAACCGACCGCAACGCAGGCAAGCCGCCCGTGCTCGCCGATCTGAGCGGCAGCGCCGCCATTGAGTGGTATGCCGATCACGTGTGGATGCTGCATCGCGACCCGTATTTCTTCGGCTGGCACACGCTCAGCGAGGAGAAGAAGAAAGGCTGGGCCGATGCCGTCGAGCCGCGTCGCGAGCGCAACCCGCAATGCTGGAGCAGCGGTGGCAAATACGGCGAGGAAGACGGCGGCTGGCCCCGCGAGGACTACGAGCAGGACGCCAAAATCTACGTCCGCAAGAATCGCCGCGGCCCGACACCCGAGCTGCATGTGCGCTTCGAGGACTGGCGCACCTGGTTCAGCAGTCGCATGCCCAAGCTGAACAGCACCGACTGGCGCGACTGGCAATTCGGCAGCTACGCCGTGCCCAAGAAAGAGCCCCGCAGCAAACCCTCCGGCAAATCCAAACGCACCGACGACGGCTGGGACGCCGATTTCAAAGATTGATTCACCCACAACCCTAAACACCACACCGACACATATCATGGCCAACAAACTCAACGCCTACCTCGACCTTGCCAAGCTGCAAGGTGCCTATCGTCTGCGCCTCAAAGGCAAAGACTGCATCGTGATCAACCTCGACGAAGCACGCGCCAAGCCTTCGCCCAAAAATGCAGAACGGGTTTATCTCTCGCTTTCACTGGTGCCGAATCGCGACGGGAAAGATGATTTTGGAAACACCCACTGGATCTGCGAGCCCACAACAAAAGACGAACGCGAAAGCGCCAATCCGCCCAAGTTTCCGATTCTCGGCAATGCCCGTGAGTATGACGACCACGGCGGCGGCCAACGCACCGCCCGCCCCGCCGCAGGCTCGCCCGTGACCAGCGGCAGCGATGCACCCATGGCCGACGGCATGGAGGACGATGACATTCCGTTTTGAACCGTGAGGGAAATGCACGCCAACGACCAGGATCAGGCAACCCGTGGGGCATAACCACGAAAGACACTCACCAGCCTCAAATACATGACCGAAGAAACCGACTTTCAAACTCCGACAAACCGACCCACTGGGTTGCCTGCATCCGCTGGTTCTGCTTTCGTGGTCAAGCAGTTTGTTGAATGTCCAAACTGCGGCAAACTCTGGCTTTACGACGGTCACGCTGCTGATGTGTGCTGCGGCGGATGCAGCCACAACTTTTATGTGCCACCGGACGCAATGACTCGCCGCTTGCACGAATGCGAATCTGTCTTGCGCTCAGTGGTGAAAAACGTGCCAATCATGGCAGCGGGCTTTGGAGGCACCTTGCTGCACTCGAAGTGCGTCGCGCTAGTCGGTGAGCAGAACCGTCGAAAATCAGGCGACGGCGAGCGCCAAGCCTGATTTGCACGACAGATGATCTTCGAGCCGCGGCCTGCATTTTCTTTGTTCAGCATCAAAGTCCAAACATCAACCTTATCACATTATGACCCCCGAAAACTTTTGTTATTGGCTGCAAGGTTTGTTTGAGGTGCAAAACCCCCGAGCACTGACCGAAGCACAAACCGCCGTGGTGAAGGAACACCTTCAAACGGTATTCAATAAACGCACAAAGAAGACCGTCGAGCGCACTGAATCGCTCCCGGCTCAGTCGCCTCCAACGCGGGGTGGCCGCATATGCTGAACGGTAATTATCCCAACCGCCATTCCGCATAATACCCGCAAAACCGGAAACATCCCCATCACCCCATGATCTCACCCGACACCCAGCTCGTCATTGAGGCCCTGCATGCAGGGCAAGAGGCGCATCCGGTGATTGAGCCGTTGGCGCTGGATGAGTTGCTGGTGCTGGGCGAGGAGGGCGCGGCGGAGGCGGTGGCGGCGCGGGCGGATGCGATTCGCGAGATGGCGGAGCAGCCGCTGGATCAGGGCTGGGTGCCGCAGGATTGGTGGTTGTTCCTGCTGGAGCTGTGCCGGAAGCGGCTGGAGCATCCGGGCCGCGTGCTGGAGGTGCTGGTGAGCGGCGGGATTCGTGCGGGCAAGACGCATGTGGCCGCCTCGCTGGCCGTGCAGCATTGGAAGCATGCGCAAAAGGCCACGGTGTTTTGCATGTCGAGGCGCGAGGAGGACTCGCAAAATCTTCAGCAGAAGCCCATCGAGTCCTTTCTGCCGCCCGAGGCTCTGGGCGGTGCGGCGGGCAAGATCAAGCAGGACAAGCACCAGAAAGCCAAGTTCAGCGGCGGCAAGTTCACCGACAACCAGTTCAGCCGCTACCTCATCGTCACCGGGGCCAATGGCGAGCGCTACACTGGCGGCGGCATGGTGCAGTTTCGTTTCTTCACGCAGGAACTGGAGAGCTTCCGGGGCTACGCGCTCACGTTTGTGTGGTCCGATGAAGGCATTCCCGTCGATCACGTCAAAGCGCTGAAGGATCGTCTCGCGTCGCGAGCCATCGAAACGCAGCGCGATGAGCACCGGAAGCAGATGCTGGCGCTGCAAAGCTACCTCGTGCCGCTCGCGGATGGCGTGCCCGGTGCCAAGCGGCCGCATGGCGAGCTGCTCGGGGCGCTCATGCACGGCGTGCATCTCATCACTTACACGCCCGAGGAAGGCTTCACGCCGACGGTGCGCTACTTCATGCAGGGCGCGGTGAAGCCCGACAAGTTCAAGGTCATCGCTCCCGAGCTGGCGGCGAAGGGTGGCTGCAAAGATCCGCGTGTGCCCAAGATCGCGTATCCGCTGGAGCCGACCCGGTTGGTTTGTTACCTCCACACCGCCGCGAACAAATACGTCAACGTGTATCCGCAGCTCTCCAAAGACTACGCGGGAGCCGATGAGAAGACCGTCCGCATCAAGCTCTACGGCGACGCCGAGGCGGCGAGCCGCAGCGAGTTCGAGGCCGTGTGGAAGCCGGAGCAGCACCTGTGCGATTGGAAGGATCTGCCTCGCGATGGCACGCTTTACGAGATCATCGACGGCGCGGAGGCCAAGCCTTTCTTCATCGGCTGGTTCATCGTCGATCCCATGGGCCGGTTCTGGCAGGCACAGGAATGGCCGTGTGAAAGCATCGCCATCGACGACATGATGCCCGGCCCGTGGGCCGTGATGTCCGAAAAGGACCGCATGAATGGCGACGAAGGCCCGGCGCAAAAGCTGCGTCTCGGCTGGAACTTTGAGCAGTATGCCGAGCTGGTGTGGCAGATGCGGCATCGCCTGCTGGAGAAGATGAAGGAAACCGGCGGCGAGTGGCAGGGCCGCACCGTGCAGCATCCCGTGAAAAGCGGCGATGCCATCCTGTGTGCCGAGCCGTTCGAGACGTATGGCGACCCTCGCTGGAGCCAGTGGAAGAGCGGAGCCACCGGCGCGACGATCCAGCAGGAGTTCTACGATCTGCCCAATGGCTTCACCATCCTCGTGCCCGAGGGCGTGCGCGTGCAGGAAGGCCTGGCGCTGGTGCGCGATGCCTTTGCCACTACCATCCTGATGCAGCCCAAAGCCCGCGTGAACCGCGAATGCACCAACACCATTTTTGGTTTGCAGAATTTCACGATTCCCGACTACGCCGAGCAGACCAAACGCAAAGACGAAGCCTGCAAAGACCCCGTGGACGTGTGGCGCTACTTCTGCCTCGCCGGGCCGGAGCATGTGCCGCCCGCGGGTTTGGAGATCGTCAGGGGCGGGAGTTATTGAGACAATCAGACCACCAAACAAACAGCACTACCTATGAAACCAACAGTCGAAATTGTTACTGCAACAAAACAACTCATCAAAGAGCTTCGCGCCCTTGATACCCACAACCGAAACAAGAAGAAAACGCATGTGGACTATTTGCGCAAAGAGATACGAGAAGGTAGGTGGACGCTCACCAATCAAGGCGTTGGCGTCAGTGCCTCAAATTATATTGTTGATGGTGGGCACCGTTTGATGGCAATTGAATTGGAAGGGTGCCCGCCCGTGCAATTTATTCTGGCTCGCGGACTGCCTGACTGTTCGCAGAAATACGTCGATCAACATGCCAAGCGCAGTATGGCTGATACACTGACGCTGTTCTTTGACGCAACTATTTCCAATCAAGTTATTGGTGCCTTAAACACCATTCTGCGCGTTGAAAACGCATGGAATATTGGCAAGTTTTCCCCAGACGTTTTGATTGCCAAATTTGAAGAAAATGAATCGTCAATCAAACAAGTGCTGTCAGTAGAGAAATCCAAATCACTAGCCGCTTCGACTTTGGCTGCTTTGATCATGACGCATCATCGAACGCAAGATGAACGTGTGCTGCAATTCGCGCAGCAAGTCACTTGTGGAGAAATGCTTCAAACGGGTGATCCGGCTTTAACCCTCAGAAACTGGTTAGCTGCAAACACGGGCGGCGGAAGTGTGCAGCAAAATGAGCGTTATCTTAAAACCAGATCAGCGCTTGAGGCATTTCTCGAAGGTCGGCGCTTAACGAAACTGTATGCGCGCTCCATGTAACAACCCTTCATCACGCCATGACCACCACCCCAAAACCCACCGCTGCCGCCAAAGCGCCAAGCAAGCCCGCGTTGAAAACCTTGATCACCTGGGCGGAGGTGATGGCGCATGCGCGGCGGGCTCGGATTGGCGAGCACACGGCGCGGAAGATCATCTGCCGGCAGGACAGCCCGGCCAGAATCCTCTTGCCATCCATGGGCAATTACCGCTATGATGAGGCCGTTGTGCTGCGGGAGTTTGGGCTTGTCTGATCCATTCCTGCCCGCACGGCCATGCTCACTTCCGACCTCGAAACCGGCGAAACCTACGTCGTCGCCTCCGATGAAACGCTCGATCCTACCTGGGTGATCGACGAGATGACGCTTTCGCTCACCGATCTCGGGCCGTGGATTCAGGACATGCAGGACCATGAGCGCACCGCGCTGGCTGTTTGGGCCGGGCAGTCGCAGGATGGGCGCAAGCATGCCGCGAACTACGGCAAGAAAGTGTTCCCCTTCGAGGGCTCCGCCGATTCCCGCGTGCATCTGGCAGGCGAAGCCATCGACCAGCTCACCATGCTGGAGATGTTGGCGATCGAGAGCGCCAAGGTGCAGGTGATCGCCATGGAGGCCAGCGATGCGGCCGCTTCCAAGAAGGTCGAGACGCTGATGAAATACGAAACGCGGCAACGCCTGCGGGCCGAGCTGTGGCGCGAGCGCAATTTCGCCCGGCAGATCAAACACACCTGGGGCCATGCCGTCATGCACGTTGGCTGGGAGCAGCGCATGGGCACGGCGCAGGTCACGCTCAGCATCGAGGATCTGGTGCAAGATCACACGCAAACCAAACTCGCCGAGGCCCGGCTGCAAGCCGCCGAGGCGGGCATGCAGCCCATCGACGCCGATGGCGAACTGCTCACACCCGAGCAGCAGCTCGCCATCGCCGATGCCGCCGAGGCCGAGCTGAACGATTTGCTGCGGGCGGAAGATGTCGCGCCCATCGTCGCCATGATTCGCCGCCGTTACCCGCTGCTTTCCCCCGTGCGGGCGCGGCGTGTGGCGCGTGAATTGCGCACCGAGGACAGCGTGACCTTCACCGCGCCGTATCGCAAACCCGGCAAGCCCTGCGTCCGCGCCTACCTGCCCGGCATTGATGTGTTTTACCCGCACTGGTGCGGCCAGGTGGACCGCGCTCCGTGGGTGGCGCACGTTGAGCAATACACCGAACCTGAGATCAAAGCCAAAGCCAAGACCGACGGCTGGAATGAAGAAGCCATTGACGCCCTGCTGGACATGGGACCGAAGCCCGTTGTCGATACCTCTGCCGTGCTCAATACCACCGCCGCCAGTGTCGAGCGCATCCTGAACGAGCCCGCCCGCGACACCTTCACCGCCCGCTATCGCAACCGCGAGCAGACCTGGTATGAGGTGCTTCGCATCACCGTGCAGACCGTCGATGAGGAAGGCTATCCTGCCGTGCAGGAGCTGATCCTGCATCCGTCATTGGTCGGCAAGGATCGCCGCAAAGCGGACAAGGAACTCGTGTTCGTGAACCGCTTGCTGGATTACTACTTTGACGGCGGCTGCTACGTCGATCTGCGTCGTGAATACAAGGCACGTCCGCTGTTTGAGAGCCGCGGCGTGCCGGAAATGGTTGGCACGCATCAATACCTGCTCAAGAGCACGCGCGATGCTAGCATGGACCGCACGAGCTTTGCCACCATGCCCATCGTCAAGGTCACGGGCCGCCGTGCTGGCAGTGGTGCCCGCTGGGACTACGAGCCCGGCACGAAGCTGCCCGTCGAGTCTGGCGGCGATGCCGACTACATGCGCCCGCCTCCCTTGGATCAAGGCACGATCCTCGATGCCAACGAGATCCGCAAGGACGTGGCCAATCTGCTCGGCCTGCATCACCGCGAAATCGACGTGGCGAAGGTGCAGATGCACCAGCAATGGATCGTCGCCGGAGCCCTCATGGAAGAGCGTGAGATCCTGCGCCGCATCCTTGCGCTCGATCAGCAGTTCATGGACCCGCTCTATGTCAGCCGGGTGCTCGGCAATGGCCCGCAGCCTTTTCAAGTCACCCGCGAGGAGATCGCAGGCAGCTTTGATTTCGTGCTGGAGTTCGACGTGAAGAGCCTCGACATGGAGTATCTGCAAAAGCGCTGGTCCGCTCTCAAAGATGCCTTCAGCATCCCCGGCGTCGCCGGTCAGGTGCCTACGGTGCCCGTTGTGTCGTGGCTGCTCAACAACATTGATCCCGGCCTGGCCGATCTGGTCACCGGCAGCCTCAGCGAGCGCAATGCTGCCGAGGCTGAAGAGGAAAAAGCCGCCATCGCCATGCTGCTGACTGGCGTCGAGCCCACCGTCACCGAGAGCATGGATGCCGCCACCCGTTTGCAGGTGGATCAAGAGCAGATGCAGAAGAACCCCGCCGTGGCCCAAGCCTACGCCGCCGGTGGCATGTTCGCCGAGATGCTCAACCGTCGCATGGCCGCCTTCCAGTTTGCCGTGCAGCAGCGCACGGAAAATGCGCAGGTCGGGCGCACCGGTTTCAAACCTGTTGTTGAATAATTGATCTCATGCCACGCCCAGCCAAACGCCCAGCCAAACGCTTGCTCATTGAAACCTGCATGGAGGCCGGGCCTTTGACCGAAGGCCAGATTGCGGATGCACTCGAAGCCACGCATGACACGCGGGAGATGCGGGCCGTGATGAGCTTGCTGGAATGCTTCATCGGCGAAGCGCATGCGGAGATGACCGTGCGCAATCAAGAGCCGCGCATCCGCGATGAGGCCAGCGGCGCGGCGCGATACCTGAAGGACTTGCGAGCAGACATCATCCGCCTCACGGCACGGAAAAAGCTGGAAGCCAAAGCGGAAAACTGAGCCGCACATCACCTCAGATCGCCTCACATTGCGGCAGATCGTGTCAGATTCGGAGCGCGTGAGATTGTCGGCAGGCAGGCGGTGTGATGCAGTGGCGGCGTGCGCAGGGCGCACGTCTTATGTTCATCTCATCTTATGCGGTTCCAAACGCACCGGCTGCCCGATCGGCAGGTGGTGATGTCGCCTCCGCAGGCGGCACGGGCTCGAACGCACCCGTAGAAGCTGGCGTTCAGGGCGGTCCTGGCGGATCTCCGTTGTCCATTTTTGAGTCTCTTGCCGGCCACACGGTTGCCGAGCAGATGGCCGCGATGGGTGCAGCGGAAGGAGTCAAGACAGAGCCGGTGAAGGCCAAGGCCAAAAGCCAGCCGACACAAGCCGCCGCAAAACCGAAGTCTCCACCTGTCACCTCGACAGCCGACGATGACGACGACGCGGGAACCGATGACGCCGATGAGTCCAACAACACGGACGGGACCAATCAGGACCGCGATGCGATCCTGCCCGACGATGAGGACGACTCTGCCGAGGTGACCGCCGAGGACGAATCGGATGCTGACGAATCCAACGACGATGCGGACGACGGGGAAGCAGGCGACAATGACGACGCTCCCGAGGACACGAAGGAAGCCGCCGCCAAGCTCAAAGCACTGGAAAAGGACAATTTCAAGACGCGGGCCAAAAACCGCGAACTGCGCGAGCAGCTTGAGAAAATCCAAGCCCGTGTGCAGGAGCTGGAAAGCCAGGGCACCACAGCAGGCACGCCGCTCTACGGCATGCCGGAAGGATTCGAGGCCGTGAAAACGGAGCAGGATCTGACCCAGCTCGAAGCGCAATGGCAGGCAGCCAAAGAGTGGGCCGAGGATCACGAGCAGGAAGGCTACACCGGCAATGACGCACAAGGCAACGAGGTGGAATACACCCCGCAGCAGGTGCGCCAATACCGCCGCCAGATGGAGAAAGCACTGAAGCAGGCCGACAAAGCCCGCAGCGTGCTGAAGGACCGACTGGCCAAGGAGTCCGATGCCAAGGCCATCGCCAGCAAGAAGTATCCCTTCGTGCTCGATGCCACCAGCAGCCGCCATGCCCTCGTGAAAGAGATCGAGTCCGAGCATCCTGAGATCAGCCTGAGCCCGCAGCGTGCCCTTCTTCTGGGCCGCCTCGCCGTGGCGAAGCTGCTCGAAAGCGGTGCTTATGAACTCGTGAAGAAAGGCAGCAGCAAGCCCGCCGCCGCCAGCGTCGCCAAGAAAGTCGCCCCGCCTGCTCCCCCGCCGCCTGCTCGCCGCCAGGCATCTGCCTCTGACGCCTCCGCACCCTTTGCCAGTCTCGCCATGAGCCTCGCGCAAAACACGGTCGCCAGTCTGAAGCATGCCGCCTGACCTGTGAGACCCGGACCTTTTGCGGAAAACCTGAACCTCAAACTTCACCTTTTCCAAGATCATGCCCGCCACCTTTGAACGCACCCAAGTGGGACGCCGCGAAGACCTCGCCGACGCCATCTACAACATCGACGCGAAGGACTATCCTTTGCTCTCCGCCATCCCGAAAGGGAAAGCCGCCGTCAAGACCCGCTTTGACTGGCAGGCTGACAGCTATGCCACCCCGAGCACCGACGGCGTTGTCGATGGTGCCGACGTGAGCACCTACGAAGACGCCGCCGAAAATCGCGGCCTGCTCTCCAACTACGTCCAGAAGGTGCGCCGCACCCCGATGGTCACCGAGATGGCGCAGGACGTGTCCGACGTGGCCGGCCTCGCCTCCGAAATGGCCGGAGCCATCGCCAAGAAAACCATCGAGTGCAAACGCGATGTCGAAGCCACCCTCGGCAGCGACAACGAAGCGCAGGCCGACAACGGCACGGTGCCTTACAAGACGCGCGGCCTCGGCAAGTGGGCTCTCAGCACCGCCCAGGCCGTGCTTCCGGTGCCCTCCGCCTTCCGCACGCCCTCCGCCAGCATCGACGCCACCGCTCTCGCCAGCGTCACCCGCGCCGTGGTGAACAACGTCATGAAGAGCCAGTATGCCCAGACCGGCAAACGCGGCACCTACATGCTCGTGTGCGGCACCAGCCTGAAGGCTCGCTTCACCGAAATGGTCGGTTACCAGCCCACCGTCGCCAGCAACACCGCCATTTTGCAAACGAATCGCGGCACTGGCACCAAGTGGCAGGACACCATTGAGAGTTTCACGGGTGACTTTGGCACCTACGATCTCATGCTATCCAACTGGCTGGGCTTTACTGGCACCACTGCTGATGCCCGCCGTGGCTATGCCATCGACCCCTCCATGCTGGAGCTCAAATTCAACAAGCAGTGGTCTTACAAGGCTCTGCCTGATCTGGATGGTGGCCCGCGTGGAGTGATCAGCGCCATCTTTGGCCTCGCGGTCAAGAACCCGCTCGGCCTCGCGAAGTTCGCCGCCACTGCCGACTAATCCTGACACCGGGGCCGCGTGAAGAGCGCGGCCCCGGATTTCTTCACCCGCAGATTCATTCTTACCCCTCTTACGAAAGGACCATTTTATGCCTGACCAAGCAGTTACCCTCGCCACCGCCACCAGCAACAGCAACAACATCCGCCTCGCCCCGCTCTCCGCCGAAGTCGCCGGAGAATATGGCTTCACGCACGTTTTCCGCGTGCCGTTCGACATCATCAACAACAGCGCTTGGACCGCGCAAGGCGATACCGTCACGGTCACGCTCGGCACGACTCCGGCAGCTTACCTGGTGGATCGTGTGGCGGTTTATATCCCCACAGCTTTTGCCACCACTGGCACGCTTACGCTGAGCGTTGGCACCAGTGCCAATACCGCATTGGCTCTTGCAGCAGCGTCATGCACAACGGCCGGTATGCTTACCGCTGCGGCTGGTGGCGTGCCTGCCAACAAGGTTGAAGGCATAAGCGCTGCCACACTGGTGTGCCGGTTTACCACTCAAGCTGCCACCGGTGCCCCATCCAATATCACCAATGGTATCGCGGAGATCTATCTCCGCATCCTGGACCTCGGTGCGCTGATCTAATGCTTTGCCGTCGCCAATGACGGCAAAACCAAACGCCTCACAGCACAACCTGCTGCGGCTCGGATTACACCGGGCCGCAGCAGGGGTGAAGGCGGTTCCTTGTTCGTTGTTCTTTGTTCCTACCTTCTGCCTTTCTGACTCATG